GACTCAAAAGCAAAAGGCAGGTGGGAGACTAACCATGGCGGTGAGTACTTTGCAGCGGGTGTTGGCGGATCTATCACAGGTCGAGGGGCTGATTTGCTTATTATTGACGATCCACATACGGAGCAAGATTCTATGTCAGAGTCTGCTATGGAAAGAGCGTATGATTGGTATGTGTCAGGACCTAGACAACGTTTACAACCTGGAGGCTCAATTGTAGTTGTAATGACTAGATGGGCAGAAGATGATTTGACAGGTCGTTTAATCAAGGCTCAAAAAGAACCTAAGGCTGACAATTGGGAAATAATTTCTTTTCCTGCAATACTAGATTCAGGAAAACCTGTTTGGCCTGAGTATTGGGAATTAGAAGAACTAGAAAAAGTTAAAGCTTCAGTTCCTATTCGAAACTGGTCTGCACAATATATGCAGAACCCTACCTCAGAGGAAGGTGCAATTCTTAAAAGAGAATGGTGGGTCCCTTGGAAGAAAGAAAATATTCCAAAACTACACCATATAATACAATCTTATGATACAGCGTTTAGTGCAAAAGAAACTGCTGACTATTCTGCTATAACAACATGGGGTGTATTTTTTCCAAAAGAAGATGGTAAACCTGCATTAATATTATTAGATGCCCTTAAAGGTAAATTTGATTTTCCAGAACTTAAAGTAGTTGCAATGGATCAATATAAATATTGGGAACCGGAGTCCGTGATCATTGAAGCTAAGGCTACAGGAGAACCTCTTATGCAAGAGTTTCGACGTATGGGGATTCCTGTCATTCCATTCGTTCCATCTAGGGGCAAGGACAAACACTCACGGGTCAACGCCTGCGCACCAGTATTCGAATCCGGTGGTATTTACTATCCAGAAGACGAGAAATATGCTGAAGAAGTTATTGAAGAATGTGCTGCTTTTCCTCACGGAGCCTATGATGACTATGTCGACAGTACCACTCAGGCTGTGTTAAGATACCGTCAAGGAAACTTCATAGAAATGATGAATGACTATGAGGACGAGTTTTACAATATTCCAAAGGAATATAAATATTATTAGGAGATTAAAATGGCAAAAAAAGAAAAAGTTTATAAAAACCCATTTGATGCAAGAAAAGCAGCTGATGATGAAGACAGACAAAATCTAAAAGAAATAAGATCAGTTCAAGATAAAACCAAACCTATTAAAGCAGTCTTAGGTGTTCTTGCATTAGGAGCAGCGGGAGCTATAGGTGCTAAAAAATTGATGAAAAAATCCAATACAGTTTCATCTGATGATGTAAAATATACATTAAAAGACAAAAACATGTTAACTGATCTTTATCAAAAAGCTACAAAGCAAGAAACTTCAAAAATGAATTCAGGTGGTGAAGTCGAAGTTATGAGAGGCGGAGATTACATCAAAGATCTTATAGACTAATGGCCGGACTTGCGGATTTAAACAAACAAGAAATTATTGAGAATGATCAAACATCCTCAGTACCTGTTAATAAATCCGATCTAGAACCATACGAACCATCAGCAGCTAGAGGCGTTGCAGGATTAGCATTAGCTGGTGCCGGAGCCGTGGCCCTTAGAAACCCTATCGCTAAAGCTATTAAAAAAATTGCAGGAATCAAATTACCTAAGGCTCCCGTTTCACGAACCACGGGACCAGTTGATGAGGTAGATGAAATATTATCTATAGTTCCAACTAAGATGGATAGAGGTCGAGCAATGACAGCACCTCAGATATCAGAACAAGAACAAATTAGACAAGTTGCAATCGCAAGATCAAACGAACTTAAAAAGATGTCTTACAACGCTCCACTTTCTCGTGGGGGTAAAACAAAAAGAATTGGTTCATCTCTTTACGATTACATTGCAAGACACCCTATTGCTGGAGCTAGAAAACCAGAAGAGTGGATTAAAGATTTTAAATCAGGGGGTCCAGGATCTTTTAAGACAGGCAATCCTGAATTTAAAAATATATCACAAGCAGTCAAGAGAGAAGAGATGTGGGATGCTAACATCGCACAGTTTGATAAAGCTGGAAATCTAATAGGTGGGTTTTTAAAGGTAGCTCAAGAAAAGAAGATTCCATTAACTAAAATGGATTTATTATATATCGTAGAAAAAGCACCTGTTAATAATTTAAAAATGAGAAAGCTTGGAACCGATGTTAAAATAGTAGATGAAGCTGAGGATCTAGGACGTGACATTAATAATAGTTTAGATGGTATAAAAAACAAAGTTATTGCTAAAGCAGGGGACAGCCAAGAAACAGAAGATATTATAGAGATTGTAAACTCAATTCAAAAAAATGTCAGAAAACAAAATGCTTTAATGTACAATAAATTTAAAGAAGTAGAGGATCAATACTCTGATTTTGATAAGTCTCCTTTTGGTGACCTTATAGGCAGCTACGAAGCTTTAATTCCAAAAGTTAGACGTCTTGGGGTCGAGGTAGATCCGTTAGAGATAAGCAGAATTACTGAAGCAGGTAAAGCAAAAGACATAGATCTTTTTAGAAGATTACAATTACAAAAATCACAAGGGTTTGAAACTAAGTATGGAAATTATGGAGAGTATAGAATTAAAGGCGGGGATGAGTATTTTGAAAATGTAGTGTATTACCCTAAACAATTACCTATGGGGCAAAAACTAAGTAGCGGGTTTAATAGACATTATAAGAGTGGTGAGAAATCAATCCCTAATCAGATTTATCATGTAAGAGGTAGTATTAGAAGTGGGGGTAATGAGAATCAAAAAGTTATGATGATTGATGAGATACAATCTGACTATCACCAAAAGCTAAGAAAGGTTAACCCAACAAGAGATAAAGTACAAAATGCCTTTGGTTCAGAAATAGAGTTCTTTTCGGCAAATAGAAAGCTTGAAAAAATAGTTGATGAAATGAAAACGATTTCAGCTAAAGGGATCAAAGCGACTAGAGAAGACCAGGCAAGATTTAATACACTAAATAGTGAATTTAGAGAAATGAGATCTAACTCACTTAACTTATCTAATATAACAAACAGGGAAGCTCAAGAAGGGATTCCTTTTTTACCTCTTTACGGAAAAGAGAACTGGGGTGCACATGCTCTTAAAAATCAAATTAAAGATGCAGCAGATAGAGGTGTAGATTGGGTAGCCATCTCACCTGTTGAATACTTACACCATGCAAAAAGAACTAAGTATTTAGGGGACATAGAATTTTACGGAACAAGAACAGGTAAAGCAGGTTTTAAAGGATATGGCGGTAGACAAGGAGTAGTTAGAAAAAATGCTAACGATGATGAAGTTCCAATACAAGGTTTTACAGATCCTAAAAAGAAAGCAACTTTACCTGCAGCAATGGATAAAATAGCTAGAGAATATGGTTCAGAAGTTAAAACAATACCGGTTGCAAAATCAGATCCTAATAAACCTTTTAAAGTTGTACAACAAGTAGATACTAAAAAAGAATTTGGTCTTAATCCAGACAAATCAAGAACTCAACATAAAGCTGCTTTTAAAACTGCACAAGAAGCTGAGTATTATTCAGGACGTTATGGTGGAGATGTTGAGAAGATAATGGAAGGGGATCCTAGATTATATTTTGATGCTTATGCTATCAGGGTCAATAAAGAAATGGCTGATAAGCCATTTAAAGCCTATAATACGGGTGGACTAGTCGTAAATATATTTGCATGATATTATAAACCTGTTATAACAATAGGAGATATATCATGGCAAGTAAAAAACTTAAAAAATTTCTAGCAGCAGGTATCGCAACTTATGCGGGATCTAAAATGCTAGGGCAGAAAAAAGAAATGGCCGAATACCTTAAAACTGAAGGTGGCGACAAGTCTAAAATTAACTACATCACAAAGAAAAAAGGCTTTAAAGAAAAAGTAATGGATGCAGTTAACGTTTATAAAAATAAAGGACTTAGAACAGGTCCAGGACCAAATGCTACATCTAAAATGGGTGGAACATTAGCTGGAGATTATTCAGGTATTGGTTTAGGCGATATGGACGGAGCTAAATACGGTAAAATGATTAAAGCTGATAACGGTGTTATGGTTGAAGCAAGAGGAAACAAACTAGCAAGAAGTAAACCAACTAAGATTTGTTAAATGGCTGAAGTAGAGAAACAAAATGAACTTCCTGAAGAAGATGAAGTAACAGAAGAAGTTGACGTAGAAATTGAAGGTGGAGAGGAAGAGATTCCTCAAGAAGAACAACCTGAGGAAGATTTTTACAGAAACCTAGCTGAAGAGATGGATGACCGAGCGTTGGGTCGACTGTCTGCTGAACTTATTCAAGATTATAAAAGAGACAAAGTTTCAAGATCGGATTGGGAACAGGCTTACACTAGTGGTTTAGATTTACTTGGATTTAAATATGTAAATAATACTAGACCGTTTCAAGGTGCAAGTGGTGTTACCCATCCGCTCTTATCAGAAGCTGTCACACAATTTCAAGCACAAGCTTATAAAGAATTATTACCAAGTGATGGACCTGTAAGAACAGCTGTCATTGGAGCAGACACACCAGAAACACAACAACAAGCAGAACGTGTAAAAGATTTCATGAACTATATGTTGATGGAGGAGATGGAAGAGTACACTCCAGATACAGATCAAATGTTATTCTATTTACCACTTGCTGGATCTGCATTTAAAAAGATTTACTACGATGAGATTAAACAAAGAGCGGTATCAAAATTTGTACCTGCTGAAGATTTAATTGTTCCTTACTATGCAACTGATTTAAAAGATTGCGAAAGAATTACACACGTTGTTAAGATGTCGGAGAATGATGTTCTTAAACAACAAAAAGCTGGATTCTACAGAGATGTAGAATTAATAGCAAAACAAGCGGAACAAAGTCCTGTACAAGATAAACTAAATGAACTTGAAGGCGTTAAACCTGCAGGAGAAAAAGAATATCAATACAATATTTTAGAAATGCATATTGATTTAAACATAAATCAGTTTGAAAAAGAAGATGCAGAAAAAGAAGTTAAACTTCCATACATCGTTTCAATCGATGAAGGTTCAGGAGAAGTATTATCTATTTATAGAAACTATAATCAAGATGATGATACAGTTTCAAGAAAAGAATATTTTGTTCACTATAAGTTTTTACCAGGTTTAGGCTTCTATGGTTTTGGTTTAATCCATATGATTGGTGGATTATCTAGATCTGCTACTCAAGCATTAAGACAATTATTAGATGCGGGTACTTTAGCTAACCTACCTGCTGGATTTAAGTCTAGAGGAATAAGAATTAGAGATGATGACCAACCTTTTCAACCTGGAGAGTTCAGAGATGTTGATGCACCAGGTGGAAACATTAAAGATCAGTTTCAAATTTTACCTTTTAAAGAGCCAAGTGGAACTTTATTTCAACTTTTAGGCTTTGTAGTGGCAGCAGGACAAAGATTTGCATCAATTGCAGACATGCAAACGGGTGAAGATTCACAAAATAGAGCTGTTGGAACTACAATTGCTCTCTTGGAGCGTGGTTCTCGTGTCATGAGTGCTATTCATAAGCGTTGTTACTATGGAATGAGACAAGAATTTAGACTTTTAGCAAAAGTTTTTGCTGATTATCTACCTCCGGTTTATCCATATGCAGTTACAAACGCAGATAGGTTCGTAAAATTAAAAGATTTTGATGATAGAGTAGATGTAATACCTGTTGCAGACCCAAATATCTTTTCTATGTCGCAAAGAGTAACTTTAGCAAATGAAAATTTAAAAATTGCAGTATCAAATCCACAAATGCATAATTTAAGAGAGGCTTACAGAAGAGTTTATGAAGCTTTAGGTACAAAACACATTGATGCATTACTAAAACCAGAAGTTCAACCTCAACCTGAGGATCCGGCAACTGAAAATGCTAAAGCATTACAAATGCAAATGTTAAAAGCGTTTCCTGAGCAAGATCATGAGTCACATATGGCGGCACACAGAGCATTTATGGCATCAAGAATGGTTCAAATTAACCCTATGGTGTATGCATTGCTTCAAGGACATATTTCAGATCATATTGCGTTACAAGCTCACGGAGAAGTAGGTAACTTAGTACAAGAATCTCCAGAGATGCAACAACAAGCACAAATGGATCCACAAGGATTTAAAATACAGTTTGATTCTATGGTTGCAAAAAGAATTGCGGAGATCACAACTCAATTAGCTCAAGAAGAAGCGGGTGGACAAAAAGAAGATCCATTAGTTGCCTTGAAACAAAGAGAATTAGATTTAAGGGCTATGGATATGCAAAGAAAAGCACAAGAAAATATGGAAGCTGAAGAAAGAAAAGCTGGCGAGTTTGAAGAAAGAATAGATCTTGATAAAATGAAATTAGAATCTGCAGAAGACCAAGCTGAAGAAAGAATTAGAATTGCAGAAGAGAAGATTGATTTGAACAGGGAAAAACAGATTCAAAGTAAACAAGGAGATAAAAAATAATGCCTTTTAAATCTGAAAAACAAAGAAGATATTTATACTCTCAGAAACCTGAAGTTGCTAAAAAGTTTGCAGTTGACTCAGCTAAAAAAGGTAAAATAATTAAATTAAAAGGTGGTGGTGCTGACATGGGTGACCCAGGAAGAGCTCAAGAAAGAGCTGATAGAGGTTATGGAAGTACAGCAGGTGTTGATCGTTCTAAAGTAAGTGCTACACAACAATCAAATCATCAACAATCAGTTAAAGCAGCGAACCAAGTTCAAGCAAAAACAGGACCTCTTCAAGTTCCTACTATTGGACCTTTAACATATGTTTTTAATAAGATTAGTACAGGTTTATACAATGCCAAAAATTTAAAAGATGCTCGTAAGAATGACCTTCTTGGTGGTGAGATGTTAACTACGGGACAGAAGACTACGGGACCTGCTGGAAATTATGGAGGTAACGACAATAATAACAGTCTATGTCCTGATGGAACTAATCCTCCATGCAAAACACCAACAACACAAATTAAAGCACCAGCAAAAACGCCTAATGCTTTTTTAAGTGGTTTTAAAGCATACGATGATGGTGGTGAAGTTATAATATCCTCTAACGTAGATAAAAGTTTACTATGATAAAAAATAAAAGACTTACAACAACTGTAGCCCCTAAAAAAGGACCTAACTCACAAGTACCACCTATTAAATTAAATGATGGTGGAATGGGTTGTGGTTGCGATGTATGTATGCAACAAAATTCAAGAGGTACTAAAGGAATTCAAGTAAAAGGTTTTAATTTTCAAGGAGTAAGATGATTTTAAAAAAGATATGGAAGTTTATAGTTAATTCAGTAACCCCTATCAGACAAGAACAGTTTGTTGTTAAATCACATTGTAATAAACACGATAAATATAAAAAGGGATGTTCTGTTTGTAGAGGTTTAAACAATGGTACTTAAAGCAGCTAGATACGTAGGTAGTGCTATTGCAAAAAGGGTTTTAAAAAACAATCCTCAATTACACAAAAAATTCGACGATATTATGAAGAATGAAGTGGATGTGACTCGTTCTATTGAAGCACAAACCTCACAAGCTTTAGGTATACTTAGATCTGATACAGTTAAATCGGGTCTTAATGTTACTAAAAAAAGTATTGGTGGAGAAATAGAGTTAAAAAAAGGTAGCGAATACATAAAAGATCTGTTATAAGATCGAGTGTTTGACGAGCTCACAAAAAAACAACGATTAATATTTTTAGCTGGAGTCTTTGAGGGTGAAGGTTGGTTTGGTATTGTAAAAAAGAAAGAAGGACACACTCCTGCAGCAGTTCTAGAAGTGCAGATGTCCGATGAAGAAGTTGTAACACTATTTCAACGATACTTAAAAACAAATAAAAACATTAGTAAAAGAAGCAAAAAAAAGAAAGAATATTATAAAGATATTTATAGGTTTTCTATAAAAGGTTACCGTGCTTTACACCTTATGGAGGAGATGCTACCATATTTATGCAAAAGGAGAAAAGAGCAATATTATGGTGTGGTTAAATCTATTGGGAATGGGCCTAAAAACTGGAGCCCACCTATATTCAAACCGTCAGAAGACTAAACAAGCAATGTCTGACGCACAGTTAATGCATGCTCAAAAGATGGCACGAGGTGAGGAAGCTTACCAAGGAAAACTACTTGAGGCTAGACAATCGGATTGGAAAGACGAATTTATTTTGCTTTTACTGTCAATTCCAATCGTAATGCTGGGATGGTCAGTCTGGTCAGATAATCCTGAACATATGGAAAAAATGGAATTATTCTTTTTGCATTTTGGAAACCTACCTTTTTGGTATCAAACAATTTTCGTAGGGGTCATTGCGAGTGTCTATGGACTTAAAGCAACAGATCTAATTAAGCGAAAATAGTTCAGATCTTTACAAATCGTAAATAATAGCTATAACTACTATATGATTAGAGGCGATAGCACAGATTATGAATTACTTACAAAATGGAGTAAGGGATTTGATTGCCAAGGTTTTAAATCATGTGAAATCGGAGTTCGTGAAGGACTAGGTTCTAAAATTATTATTGATAATGTCCTTAACAATTATATTCACGTGGGTGTTGATCCTTACGGTAATTTAAAATACCAACATTACGACGAATCTCCAGAATATACATGTGACTACACAGATCAAATGAGAGATACAATGCTAAATGATTTTTATGCTTACAGAAATGAAGGTAAATTTACTTTAGCTAACATGACTGATGTTGATTTTATGACTATATCAGAACATGTAAATTCTAAATTTGCATTAGTGCATTTTGATGGTCCACACATGACAACAGATGTAATTACTGAAGCTGTTTGGTTTGCACAAAGATCAGCGCCAATTACAAGATTTATATTTGATGATTATCCAAAATATAATCTTACCTCGATTGAGGATGTCCTTAAATGGTGGGGATTTAGAACAATTGAACGAGGATCAAACAAAGCACTATTAGAAAAAAATGAATCTTGATCTAAATACATTAGACGCGATAAAACACTTTATCAATAAACAAATCAAACAAGTTAAAGAAGATATAGTGTACGGTATAGACACAATCGACAACCTCAAGTATGCTAAAGGGAAACTCAGCGGATTAGAAACGCTGCTTCAGGATCTTAAAGACCTGCAGAGAAACGAGGAGAATGTCGATGACGATAATACAAACGGATCCTTTAATAGGGATTAAAAGAAAAGGTGAGGCTGCACCTGAATCAAAAGAAACAGCTATACCTACTGATCCAGAGGGTATTAAAAGATATCTTGAACTTATACCTAAACCAGTTGGTTACAGACTTTTAGTAAGACCTTATTCAGGTCCTAAACAAACTAAAGGTGGAATACTTTTAACTGATACAGCAAGTGAAACAATTCAAATGACAACCGTAGTTGGTCTTGTCGTTGAGATGGGTGATCTTTGTTATCAGGATAAAGAAAAATTTCCAAAGGGTCCTTGGTGTAAGAAGGGTCAATTTATAATCTATGGTAGATATGCCGGTTCTAGATTTAAAACAAAATATGGTGAACACCGTATTTTAAACGATGATGAAATCATCGCAACAATAAGTAAACCAGAAGATATTCTGCACTTATATTAAACGTTAAGGAGAAAACATCATGGCTGATGCACAGGAGCGAGCTAACACACAACCTGAGGTTGAAATTGATCTTGATGACGTAAAAGAAACAAACGTCCAGGTCGAAGAAACTAAGCAGGAAGAATCAAAAGAACCGAATTTAAATTCTGGTGAAGTTGATTTGGGTTATACTGATCACGATAAAGAGCAACCAAAAGAAGAAGTTGCAATTGAAGAAGTTCAGGAAGAACCACAACAAGAAACAAAAAGCGAGGTAGAAGACCTTACTCAAGTTTCTGATCAAGTAAGAAAGAGAATCGATAAACTTACAAGAAAATTTAGAGAGTCTGAAAGAAGAGAACAGGCAGCTTTAGATTTTGCTAAGGGTTTACAAAAAAAGTATGAGGATTCTGAATCTAAATATGATTCTGCAGATGAGAAATACTTAACTGAATTTGACGCTAGAGTTGATTCTCAAAGAGAAGAAGTCAAAAGAAAACTGAAAGAAGCGATTGAAACTAATGATGCAGATAAAATCATGGAATCAAACGATGAGCTTGTTAGGTTATCTATTGAAAAAGAAAAAGCTAGAATTAAACTTGCTGATAGAGAAGCGAGATTAAAGCAGCTTGAAGAACAGAAAACTAGCGTTAAAGAAGAACCAAAATACTCAGAACAAGACGTAGTACCTGCAGAACCTAGCACAAGAGCTAGAGATTGGGCGGGTAAAAATACGTGGTTTGGTAATGATAAAATCATGACTAATGCAGCAATGACTGTGCACGAAGATCTAGTGGGCATGGGTGTTGATGTAGAGAGTGATGAGTATTATAATGAGATAAACAAACGAATGAAGGAAAATTTCCCTCATCGTTTCGTTACTCAAGAGCAACGAAGACCCGTCCAAAAAGTTGCTTCTGCCGGTAGAACCCAGCAGGGACGTAGATCTGTGAGACTCACCAAGTCACAGGTGGCGATTGCCAAAAAATTAGGGGTGCCACTAGAAGAATACGCTAAATTCGTGAAGGAGGAATAGCAAATGAGTGATAAAATAAATAGAACTTCGCGCGCGTCTGTTGAAGTCAAAAAAGAAAGACTAAAACCTTGGACGCCACCATCATCTCTGGATGCACCACCTGCGCCAGACGGTTATTGTCATAGATGGATAAGAACCGAAAGTATGGGTTTTCAAGATACGGCTAACGTATCTAAAAAAATGAGAGAAGGTTGGGAATTTGTGAGAGCAGAAGAATTGAAAAATTCTACAGGTGATCATAATTATCCAGTCATATCTCAGGGAACTTACGCAGGTTTGATCGGGGTTGCTGGCCTTGTGTTGGGAAGGATACCTGAAGAAATTGTACAAAGCCGTGCTGAGTATTTTAAAAAAATTACTCAAGACAGAATCGACGCGGTGGATAACGATGTCTTAAAGGAACAACGACCTGAGATGCCTATCAATATTGATAGACAATCTCGCGTAACTTTTGGTGGGGGAAACAAATAAATAATTATTTGGCAATCTTCATCCAAAATAAAAGTAACAATAATAAGGAGAAATAAACTATGGCTAACACAGCTGAAAAATATGGTCTAAGACCAGTAAGAAAAGTTGACGGCTCTCCATTTATTAATGCGCAAAACAGATACAGAATAGCAGCGAACTACGGTACGCCAATTTATCAAGGTGACTTGGTAAAACCTGTTACAGGTGGTGGAATCGAAAGAGCCGTTGCTAATACTTCTGATCTTGTTGTGGGCGTTTTTAACGGAGTGTTCTACACTGATCCTACAACTCAGAAGCCGACTTGGAAAAATTATTATCCGGGAACTGTTAACGCTAGCGACATTACTGCTACTGTTATCGATGACCCGAGTGTAGTTTACTCAATCGATTCTGATGGAGCATTCGCAGTTGCGGATATCTTCAAAAACTTTGCAATAACAACAGCAACAGGTAACACTTTATCTGGAATATCTGAAGTTCAAATGGACTACAGTGTTTCTGGTTTAACTGTAAGTGGAACTGTTCTTCAAGCAATTGACATATCGCAAGATACTAATAGTTCAACTGCTGGAAGCGCGAACGTAGATGTATTGGTTAGAATTAATAACCATTTCTATGCTCAAGGCACAGGCTTATAATAGGAGTATATAAATTATGGCAATATCACGATCACAACTAGTTAAAGAACTAGAGCCAGGTTTGAATGCACTATTCGGCTTGGAATACAATAGATACGACAATGAGCATGCAGAGATCTTCATGACTGAAGCTTCAGACAGAGCGTTTGAAGAAGAAGTTATGTTATCTGGCTTTGGCACAGCAGCTACTAAAGCTGAGGGTGCTATGGTCACTTTTGACCAAGCTTCTGAAGTATACACTTCAAGATACACGCACAATACTACTGCGTTAGCATTTGCTATCACAGAAGAAGCGATTGAAGATAACTTATACGACAGATTAGCGGGCAGATACACAAGAGCTCTTGCTAGATCAATGGCGCAATCAAAACAAATCACAGCAGCTAACATTTTGAACAACGGTTTCGACACTGGTGGTTCATACAATGGTGGTGACGGTAAAGCACTTATGACTACTGATCACCCGTTAGCTACAGGTGGAACGTTCAGAAATGAACTTTCTACTGCTTCTGACTTGTCTGAAACATCGTTAGAACAAGCGTTGATTGACATCGCGGCGTTCGTAGACGAAAGAGGGTTAAAAATAGCTCTTCAAGGTAGAAAAATGATAATTCCAAAAGAATTACAATTTACTGCTGAGAGAATTATGAACTCACCTTTATCTACAACTCCAGGTGGATCATCTGCGTTTGCGAAAAACGACATCAACGCAATGATGAACATGGGTATGGTTCCGGAAGGTTACAGAGTTAACCATTTCTTAACTGATACTGATGCATTCTTCATTATGACTGATGCACCAAATGGCTTAAAGAACTTCGTAAGAAGTCCTATCAAAACAGCTATTGAAGGTGATTTCGACACGGGTAACGTTAGATTCAAAGCTAGAGAAAGATACAGCTTCGGTTGGTCTGACCCTAGAGGAATCTTCGGTTCTCCAGGAGCGTAATAAGATACTTTATAGGGGCGTACTTTACGCCCCTATATTTAAAGTTTATAATAGGATTTATTATGGGATATAAAAGCGACGTACAAGCAACAAGATCAACTGCAGGTAATACAGGAACAGCTGTAATTGCAGGACCAATTAGATTAAGAGGAATTATCGTTGCTAACGATGGTGTTGGAGCTGGTCTTTTAGAATTAACAACTACTTCAAATGCAGGTGTAACTTTATTTATTGCAGACTGTCCAACTGGCGATGTAATTAACTTTTCTTTTCCAGAAGATGGTATACCTTTTCCAAAAGGTATCTTTGTAAAAACAAAAACAAATATTGAAGCTTTCACATTATTAACTGATAAATATTCAGCGCCAGGATTAACATCATAAGGTAAAACATGGATTACTATGCTGACTTAGGTATAGAGATTGATGGCTTCGCAAAGGGTGGTATGCCTGCGCGTAACAAAAAGAATTACCGTTCTACTAAATCAGGTGCGGGAATGACTACTGCAGGTGTTAAAGCTTACAGAAGATTAAATCCAGGATCAAAATTAAAAACAGCTGTTACAGGTAAAGTTAAAAAAGGCAGTAAAGCTGCAAAAAGAAGAAAATCTTATTGTGCAAGAAGTGCTGGACAAATGAAACAGTTCCCAAAAGCAGCAAGAGATCCTAATTCTAGATTAAGACAAGCTAGAAGAAGATGGAAGTGCTAATGATTAAAAATTTTAAAGACATAGTTATATTATTAATTACCACGGGAGTTTTGGTTTTGTTGGGTATAATTATTATTGGTGATTACTGGGTAGCTGTTAAAGAAAATAGACCTGTAGATGACAGTATAATAGTACTTATGAAAATGTCAGTGACGGGTTTAATTGGAGTTATTGGTGGTTACATTGGTGGTAGTAAATGAGAGATTCAAAATTATTAGAACAGTTCCTAAAAACAAAATATAAAAAAGTAAAAGAAATGATTTTATTTAGAAACCTTAAAAAAGAAGTAGAAATAGGGGCTAACGGAACTCAAGACTATATTATTAAAAAAGGCGTAAATAAAGACACAATAGCTAAAAAGTAATGTCTAAAATATATTGGTGTGTTGTAGATATATTTATTTATCTTATGCTATCATTAGTTTTTTTAATAACTTTATTAGGAATATTTTTTAGAACCATGATAGATAAATTTTGTTATAAATTCTTTGGGGCATTAGATTCTATCTGTGAATGGATAGCTGAAAAGTTAGCTGGTAAAAGATGCAAATGTAAAAAAGGAGTTAAGAATGATTGAACAAATTAAAGAACAAATTAAAGATGCAGCAATGCACTATTGGACAGACCACAAAGCAGCAGTAATTATTGTTGCGGTTGTGTTAATTATTGCAATTATAAAGTAGGTTCTAATGAACATCGCAGAACTATTCAAAAAGAACTTTGTATTAGTCCCCGTAATAGCGTCAGTTCTTTTTGGAACATTTACGGGAGTTAAATACGTTGTTAATCTAACAG